GCTCTTCTTCACCTTCTTCTGGTGCTGGTTCTGTCATTGCATCCATTGGGACTGCTTCTTTTTCTGGCTCATCACGAAGAGCATCGACAATGCCGCTTAAATCAATTGTTACAACTTCTTGCTCGTCTGGACAAGGACATGCAGTCTCACCTTCAGTTGCTTTTAAGTTGATGTCACCAATCATCGGATCTTCTTCAGGTGTACCCATATCCATTCCAAGCTCATCTTGTTCGAGCAAAGCGTCAACTGCTTGCTTTACATCCGATGAATATTTTTCAAGGATTTCTCGTTCCGCATTCTTGATTGCGGCCTCTTTAAGTGATTGTGCGTCGATGACGGCTTGTTCTAACATTGATGATGACATCATAATCTCCTAAATATAAAAATAGTTGTCTTCAATAAATAGTGGCCAAAATGCTTAAAAGAAGTAAAATGGGTATGTTATGGCTAACCTACCCCGGCAGAGCCTGACCAATTGTTTGGTAACAGCTCGGATGGGATGTTTGTTAGACCAGCAACAAGATCAAATCCCATGCTTCCGCCTCCCGCGTTCTTGTAGTAAAGTCTTGATACTTTAAGATAAAATACTTGCGGAGATGTATCGTTTACTGAGGGAGAACTAAATAATCTAAAATAGTTATTGGTACTAAATCCATTTTCAGAAAAAGCAATTAGGGGTCCATCTGTTGTTCGCGTAATATTGTTATTCCTTATATGAATCCAATTTGTTATAAACGGAAACTCTATAACTCGGATTATATTATCTGCGCTAACCCTACCTTTAAAAAATGGCTTTGATGAGACTTGATAGGCCCCAACATCCCCTATTGTTGGTGGTCCGGGAACATAAACAGACATTATCCCACCCCCTCCGAACCAGACCAGTTATCTATAATCGTACTGGTTGGTATTCCTGTTAATCCCGCAATTACATCAACATTATCGGCAGCACCCGATAAATAAAGTTTTGTTAACTTAAGCTCTAATCGGGGTGTTTGTGCTTGACGGTTATAGTTCTTGGCCGGAGGCGGGTTTGAATTATCAGTATAATTGTCGTTGACTTGAAAATATGATCCAGTCAATTCATCACCAGGAATCCCTGGCGTGAACGCTTGTTCAAAACCGTTTGGCGAGGCAGCAACCAAAACTCTCTTTGAGTTGTCGCTACTTTTTGATGAATTTTTAACAACAATCCAGCGAGTTACAGATGGAAATGTTATTTCTAACGGACCACTTGTGTAAGCGGAAACATCAATTCCACCACTTACAAAGGGCTTTCCTGAAACCTGATATGAGCCAACATTTCCTAAAGCAGGTGGACCTTGATTATACGCTGTCATTATTTAAATACCTTCAGAGCCAGCCCAGTTATTTATTATTGTTCCAGATGAAATAGTTGTTAATCCAGCAATTATATCGCAATTTGTACAAGCCCCAGATAGATACATTTTAGTTACTTTCAGTTCTAATCGAGCAGTCATCGTATCTCCATAATCATTCCCATCTTTGTTTACTGTAAAATAATTGTTTGTATCAAATCCAGTTGATGAAAAAGCTACTTTAACATCATTCGTTGTATCGTGATTTGTTACAGTAACCCACCTGGTGACTGTTGGAAAAGAAATTTCTAAAGGACCACTTGTATATGCAGAAACATCGATTCCTCCACTAAGAAATGGTTTTCCTGATACTTGATAAGAGCCAACATGTCCTAGCCCCGGTGATCCATAATTAAAAACTGCCATAATTTACCTCAATATTATAAATACTTACTATCTTTCGTTTTCTCTTTGCTCTTTTCTTTTTAGCTTTTCAAGCTCTGCTTTTCTCTTTGCCTTCTTCTCTCTTTTGATCTCAGATGGCTTTTTAAATTGCTGCCTTTCGCGATACTCTTCAATGATTTTTTCTTTTTTTACTTTTCTTGAGAATCTTTTTAGCATCGCTTCAACAGACTCGTTCTTTCTTATTTTAACATGCATATCTTTATTTATTAAAAATACTGAACTGGCTAATATCAATTCCTGGGTCATTTGGATCAGAATCTCTTAATGCTCCGTATTGCGCTGATTGTGAGCCACCTGATCTTAGTGGTTGTGTATTTTCAAATATTCCTTTAAATCCTGCGGACTTATCTAAACTTCTTTTGGTTTCTTCCAATTGCATCTTCGCTGCCCTAACTGCTTCAGATTGCCCTTCGTTGATCGACTTTGTTGGGGCAGTCTGCATTGGTTGGGTAGTTTGCAATTGTGAATGGCCGAGCCCTTTTGCAACTTCAGTTATAATTCCAGAAAGTGTTCCGTCTTCAAAAATAACTTCTTTTATGCATTCTTTAATAAGTGGCTTAAGGACTTTCTTAAGTTCTTCTTTCTTCATTTTTCACCTACGATATCGTTTAAAAGTCGGTTAATTCGGTCTGCTTTTGACCAGATTTGTTTTTGCTTTGATTCAGTGAGTTTCATGAACGCACCTTGAGTTGATGGTTCAGATACAATATCAAAACAAATTAATTGAAAATCTTCTTGGACAATTGTGTTCCCTTGGCTTTCCCTCACAGAACCTAAACCTCTTGAAGAAATTCCAAGAGTGATCCCATCATCAATAAGAGCTTTTAGGATTAGGCCAGATGGAGTTGACAGAACTTTAATCTTGCCCATGAGATCTTTTCCTTCCCACCAAAGAGATGTAACGATATGAGAGGAATTTTTAAGATTTACAACTGAGTCTTCTGGATGATCAAGTTCTCCGCAAGCTCTCTTTTCTTTGACAACTTTCATATAATTGTCAACCTCTCTTCTTAGGATATCTTCTGAATAGATTCTGCCATTACCGTTTTGAGCATCTGCTCTTTGCATAATACCTGTAAGATAGATTGTCCCATTCTTAACTTCGCGTTTCTCATCCTCTGATAAAAGATCTTGGCAAACGCCACCTTCACAAAGTTCAAAATATTCTCGGAGAAGATACTTATCAGACATTATTTTTCTTCTCCTTGATTAGTTTCACGAACATAAGCCATCGTCATATCGTGAAGATCATTTTCGATTTCTCTTTCAATCATTCGTCGCAGTTCCAGTGCTTCTATTTTTCTTTTTTCAAAATCTGTCTTGATGCCTCGTTTTGCATATATTTCTTTAAGGCCCTGCTCTAATGCCGCGAGCATTTGACGAAGGATTTTATCTTGGATTATGTCTGCTTCTTCTGCGGAAGGATCTTCGTCTTCTGCTTCAAGGTTCTCGTTCATCATGCCAGAATATGCTGGATTGTCTTCGATATTTTCTGCGCCTTGAAAAGTTTTTGTTAACCAACCATGAATGTCGTCCAATCCAGAAATAATATCTTGAGAGATTGGGTCATTTGCTTGGCAAGCCATTGGAAGATGATTTTTAGCCATATCAAGTAATGCAAACCATTTGTCAAGCTCTTGTGGTCTTTCTACATTTATGCTTTTCTCAAAATAAGGATCTTTTGGTTGTTCTATCTCATTCGCAAAACTTTGAATTTCTTCCTTGATAACTTGTTTGATATAGCCTAATTTAAATTTCATAACACATCTCCAAAAATAAAAGCGGGCATTACCCGCACGAGTCAGTTGCCGCTACAGCATCTTCTAACTGGCTGAAGCATCCACTTCTTTGTCCAACCATTTACCATTCGCTAATCACCACCTAATTTGACTTTCAATCCAAAGTCGTTAACTAACATACTTAGCATGTATGACACTCCAGATCCAATACAACCCATACAAAGAGCAGTGAACGCAGAATAATCAAATGTAAATAGTTCCGTATATTTATTTATGGACCACAAAAATAAGCCCACCCAAAATCCCATACACATTGGACAATGAAACAATTTTCCAAACCCATTTAGTGATTCTTTTGATGGCCTAATTTTGTTGAAGATGCTTCCAAATACAAGAATTTGTGTCATTCCATAAGAAGCTAAAGAGAAATAGATAAGATCCAATTCATGCCTCATTCATAATATCCATATCCGCTAAGATATCTGCGGATACGATATGGAGTGATTGAGCCTTTTTTAGGTTCTTGAGGAACTTCGCCAAGTTCTGTTGAATCTTCTGGAGTTGGGTCAACATAGTTATCTTCAATTTCATCCTCAATGAATTCTTGAGTAGCGAACTTTGGTCTTTCGATATCAATGAATTTTGATGTAGAAAAGACAACAACTTGATTCTCGTTAATATTATCATCAACAGCTTCAGGATATTTTCCTTCAATTGAGCCAAAAACATTTCCTGCTTGAACAGACTCTGGAAGGATTATACCTTGCTGGATCATATATTTGAAATAATTATTTTGAACATCATAGATTTCATCAGAGATGTCATCCTTTGGAAATGTCATAACCTTTTTCATCTTTGTGTCAATAATGATATCAATTTGGTTATGATCCAGAATCATTAGTTTTCCATCAAGAGTTTTGCGAATGTTTATCTCAACTTGAGGAACTGGTGGTTGTTTTGGCTGCTCTTGAGCTTCAATCTCTTCAGATGGCTCGATGTTAATATTAATTGCCATCTTGTTGAAACTCCCTCACAAGACTTTGAATTTTAGATATCTCTTGAATCATTTGTTGGTCTGGTTTTCTGGCCTTGTATGATTCAAGCATTTCCAAGACTTTGTTTGCGTTTGTTTGCATTGTTTGGTCTTGTTGGATTTCTTCTGTATCGAATGATTTTTTGACTGCTTCTTTGAGTCTGCCAATCTCTTCTTCAAGATACACTTTTAATTCGATTCCATTGTTGTCGAACGAAGTGATGTATCTGGTCAATAGTTCTTTTTGCTCTTGCAAAAGTTTATCACCATATTCCTCATTAAATCTTTTTGTGAATGATTTGAAAACAAGGTTATCAATTGGTTTTAGTTCGGCCTCTTTTTGATTATCGACTGTCATTGTATCGACAATGTTTTTCTCCAATAAGACCTTTGATTTAACAGTAATGTTTTGGCTAAAAATTTGTGAAATTGATGCTAAATTTTTATAGTTCGGAACGAAATTGGAGAACACATCATTCTCAAAGTTCTTCTTAATTTTCTTTAAAATTACATTCTGTTCTTGCAGTAGTTTATCTTTGTCAATATTCTGGTGACGCAACTTAACTTCATTCAATACTCTTTCTGCAACTTGACCAGAAATACCGTTTGTTTCTGTGATTGCTTTATATAATTTAAGCTCTTTATAAGATTCTGTATTTCTGTTAAATGACTCTTTGATGATGGTCTTGATTTCGTGTTGCTTCTGGATATTCTTGTCCAACACTGCCCTTGTTAACTCTTGAATAAGGGCTTCATAAATAAACGCACTATTTCTTTTTTTGTTATGTTTAAACTTTGCCATCACGCTTCTCTCTTTTTAGAATCCAAGTTTTCAATAATTGCTTGAATCTCAACATCATTTTGAAGAACTTCTAATTCTTCTTTCGTAACATTCTTCTTATAATTAGTTGATAAATCTTCAACAATGCCTTTACTTAATTGTCTTAGTGGATAATAAAAGTGATCTTTTTGTCTTGATGGCATTGTGCCTGTTTCATTTGACCACTTGCTTTTGTAATGCCTTTTTCTTGCGCCAAGATCTCTTTTATCGTGATGTGTTTTAAATCCTGAATCATTTCTCTTACCAGGAGCTGATAATAGCGTTTCGTCTTCGCCACCAGCGTCTTCTCCAGCAGCTGCATCATCTCCTCCAAGGCCAAGATCGTCACCAGCTCCAGCGGCGTCGTCACCTGCTAAATCTGCTCCGCCCGTAAGATCTCCGCCACCCATTAAGTCTCCACCACCAGCAGCTTCAGCATCTGCTGCTGCGGCAGTTTCGAGCGCAGCATCAAATTTACGATCATAGAACATTTCTCTTTGATTCTTAATGACTTCTTCGTCTGAAAGATCAAAGATGTTTTTCGCAACCCAATTTCTACTGAAATATCCTTCAGTTGCGGCAGCAGCAATATCAAACTTAGTTCTCCAATGCTCAAGCTCTTGTAATTCTGCAAGTTTTGATGGAGCATTCAAATGAAGCTTAAATGAGATTAAATCATTACCAGTATAGCCCAAAGTATAAAGATGGATAACTGCAATCTTTTCAAGCTCCGACACGACGCTTCTTTGAAGTCTTGTGATTGTTCTTGCAAAACGAATATCTTTTTGTGCAAGAGTTGTCTTATCTTCGCCCTCGCCTTCTTGTGTAAGATATGAAGGAGGAATCTTTAATGCTGAAAATAATTTGTCACGAAGATATTTTACATCATCGATGTCGCCTGTATATGTCCCACCAGGCAATGACTCAACTCTTGTTCCGCCGGTTGAACCACGAACAGGAATGAAATAATCTTCATCAATTGACATTGGATTGTAACGAAGGTCAACTCGGCCTGTTGTCTCATCAATAACTTGATTTCTCTTCATTGATGTTACAATTCTTTGCATATGTTGTTCGACTTCTTTTTCTGGAATACCACCAACATCAATATAAAAAATTCTTCTTTCTGGAGAGCGGACAACACGATATGCCATCATTGCATCTTCTATAAGTGAAAGTTGTCTCCAAATTCTTCTTGAAGCTTCCAAAACTGATGTTCCATAAGGAGCATACTTATCATTTCCAAGGATTCTAAAGTGTGCAACTTGCCAGTTTTCAAATGTCAATCCACCAGAATTCCACTGAAACTGAACATAATTTGGATTTGTTTTGTCTTCTCCTTCCATTCTTTCGATTTCGGCAGGTGGAAGGCCAACAACAGATTTAACACCAGTATTCTCATCAATATCCAAATAAAGAAAGTAATCTCCATATTTGCACATTGTTCGGCACCATCCAAAAATATTAAACTCAATATTCAGGACACTATAAAAAAGATTATTTAGGAGTTCTTTAATTTCTTCGTTTGGGCAATTGATTGTCAGAAGCTTTTGAAGAGGAGAAGAAACTGTCATTTCGTCTGCATAGATATCGAGAGCAGATGCAATTTCTGGAGTATATTCCATCTGGTCGAAATCAACATACCTTTCAGCTCTTGCGGCATGATTGATTGAATTGGCATATATGTTATCAAAAGGATTGTAAGTGGTCTTTTTAAATTGCAAACCAGCAGCAGACTGGAAGTTATATTTGTCTAGCTGCCATCTCTTTAGTTGTCTTGGGTTTTGTTGCTGATATTGTGTAAGTGGGCCTGATAAGATCCTTGTTAATGCCTTATAAAGTATCGAATCGGGATTCCTTGGGTTTTTGTTATTTCTATTGTTTGCCATTTTTATCCTTTAATAATCCAGCCAAAATCATTATATATTTTTTTTGCTTCGTTCATTTTATCAAAGTTTTGCTCTTTTTTGTAGCCAATCATACCAGGAATTGTAGTATTAAATTTTGTGTTGGCCACAACCATTGAATTTAAGAACGCTCGCTTATATTTAT